GCACAGCAAATTTCGGATTTGAAGGATGTGTATTGCCTTTCGAGTGGGGTGGGTTGGTTGAACAATGTGGGCCCCTTTGCTCACGAGCTTGGGGAGGGTGCTCCCACCCAGATACGGCTCAATAGGCCCCCGGGATAGCCTTGGATCTAGTTTCTCAGGGTTCTGTATTAAGGCAACGATTATCCCATCTCCTCCGCTCTTAAGGTTCAACTCTGACGAAGCTCTGATAGACGTAAAAGAGAGAGGGTGGGCTGCTCCCAGTCCATATAGAGTGCCCATCCCCCACCTCAACCTAAGCCGAGATATTTCCTCGCTGGGAGTCGCACTGCGGTTTTGAAGGGTGTTTGATCTGAAGATGTCTCTACACCTATTGGCCAAATCCATCCAGGATGCAAGATCACCTGATATGACCATTGATACGGTTGACAGCCCCTTTCTTGAGGATCGCTGTATCAAGGTCCTTGTGTTTGTGAAGCGACTGCTAAACTTCTCTACCTCATAGTAAGGGGAGGACTCATAGAGATCGTGCATTGGTTTGGGATGGAAGGGTCGGAGAGAGGAGACCCACTGGATGAAAGCCTCTTTTGAGGAAGAGACAGATACGCCTAAAATTTGAAGGATAGTTATGTTGCTTGTGATTTTGGGGAGCTCTTGAGCCACAACTTTGCGCATCGCTGATGTAGGATCTCGAGTCTTGTTTATTGGAAGTGAGTATGGATCCTCCAGTAGTGACCCAATATCAGGATGACTGCTCATCCCAACTCCTGATCTGATCCACTCGCAAGCTCTAGAGATATTCGGGACATAATTAGAAAGACTGCAAAGTGATGTATAGGCCGCAACGGTAGGATCAGCGGATCCCTTATAGAGAAAGCTTAGAAATGACCCCGGAATGATCCCTCCTAGCGATTGTGGAACCAAGCTGATAAGGAGGATAAGTTCTTGACGTTGGCGTGGCTGCATGATGCCCCATAAGAAGGGGTTTCTGATCCCGGGACCATGTAGGGAGGAAAATGCCATTTCTCTCCGGAGTGTTATTGATGTCATGAGAAGAGTCATTGAGAGACAAAGAGGGATATTGTCCGATCTCTCTACAGCAGCTAGCCCCCCTGACCAGATACTGGCAACTGCAGAGATGGTTGTTGGAGCATCTTGAGTGCGATTCGGGAAAATCCTCGACAGGCCCTTGAGGGTAGTAGAGAGATATCCACCATTAATGACCAGCTCCTTCCCATAGGTGAACCCCTTCGTTGATACCAGACACTCCTCGGGCTTGATAATATGAC